AGTATCTGTATAGTAGTTGCTAACAATATAAAGTTAGAATTGTTGTATAATAAATGATTCATCATCAATAGCCCAATAAAATGTTGCATCCATAATAGCTTCCTCATCTGGATATTTCTCTTGGTCGTAGTCTAGCCAAAACTCTGCTATATTATCATATTCTGTATATTCACAACACAATGCAATAGGGTCAAATTCCATTTCCTGTCCTGTGGATTCCTCATATTCCTCACAAATTTCCCATAGTGCCTGTAATCCTTGCTCCGAGAAATTGTTTGGTCTGTTTTTATAAAACCAATCTCTAAATTGGTAGTAGTTTACGTTTGTTTTCATAATTATTGTTTTTATTTGTTAATTATTTATTTATTTATGTTAAGAGCAGTTTCTAAATTTGCCTTTGCAATTAAAAAACTTTGTAATTGTACTTGTATGTCTTTCTTGTCAGACTCTGAAAATAGCTTATTGTCAGAGGCTAAATCAAATTGACAATTATCTATCCAAATTTGTAATTGTTTTATTGTTTGTGTTATTGTTAAATTTTCCATTTTTTTTGTTTTTGTTTGTTAATTATTGTACAAATATAAACATAATCCATATATCCTGCAACTATAAACAACTTTCTGTTTAGTATTTATTAACAGATATCTTGTTAGCAAGTAAATACAAAGTACATTTTTTTCTTTACAGAACTACTTATATATTTGTCCAATAATAACAAAACATTACATTATGAATATATTTTATTTACATAAAAATCCTATCATTGCACCATCATTCTTATACAACAAGCACGTGGTCAAAATGATATTAGAAACTGCACAGATGCTTTGTACTGCACATCATCATTACGCAGATAAACACAATTATGACAAATCATATATACCTTACAAACCTGCTTATGTCAATCATCCTAGTACAAAATGGGCTAGGCATAATGCAAAAACTTACAAGTGGTTATATGATTATTTCGTATCTATCAACATAGAGTATTACGATAGATATGGCAAAATTCATACAACTTATGTCAAATGCAGAAAAGCACTTGCTAATATTCCTGTTGGTATTCCTAGTGGAAAATTTATACAACCACCACAATGTATGCCAGATGAGTACAAAACAGATTGTAGCTTAGATGCTTATTGGAATTATTATATTGGTGCCAAACAGCATATTGCTAACAAGAACGAAAATATTATTACAGAGGCATTAGTAAATTAATTGGTATTTGACCATTGTTAAGTATAACGCCAACACCTATAGCAGGTTTCTTACCATACTTAGCATAAGCCATTGCATAACTATCGTGGTCTATACCACAACCAACTTGCATACCAAAAACTCTAAATCTTTTGCCTACATAGTGTTCACAATATGCTTGTGTATGTAGATGGCCTTGTACTGTATTCATCATATCAGCACGACATTTTGTACGAGCAGTTCCACCCTCGCCATGTATATACTGTACACCATCTAATTCTAAGCGTTCCACGAAGTTCCAATTAGGCACCTCGAGAACCTCTTTATATGTTCTTATCCATTTGCTAGGTATAGAACTTGTTTGTGCCTTACGCATACACATTCTATCATGGTTGCCAAGTATAACTGTTGCATTTGGAAACGCTTTGTACCAACGACTTATCCGAGATATTGCTAACTCTAACTCATCTGCACCACCTAAACCATCTGCATCTGTCTCATGATAACTACTATAGTGGTTGTCTATAATGTCTCCTATAAATATAATATCTGTAATAAAAAACTTTTCTTTTTGTTCAATACAAAAATCTAAGTATTTATCTAGACAGAATGGTTCATGCAAATCACCAATACATAGAACATTTCTACTATTGGAACGTACATATTTTAAAGCTTTTATTTCTTGTTTTTTTAAGCGATATCTATTGGATAGCACCTTTGCCTAAATCTGCTACACCTTGTGCGCCTGTTAAAGTAACTAATGCCCAAAATATCTCGCTTACTGCATCTTCAGAAACTCCTAGTGCTCTTGCAACTGCAGGAATTACTATTGCTGCGATGGTAAACCAGACCTTTTTAGATTTTAGTATTGTTAAAATTAAATATTCTTTCATTTTTATTTATTTAAATTAATAATCGTATGTCCATATCACTCCTAAATCTTTGTTAAAGTCTAAATCACAATGAATAAAATTTTTTCCTAATCCTATCCTAGTAAATCCTACTTCTAACAAAGCGCTCATAATAAGAAATCTTTCTCTATTGTTTGTGTAAAATATATCTGCTGCTAAACCTTTTAGATGAGAACTACCTACTCTGCCACCAACTTTTTTATTCCATTCTTCTGTTCTATATCCACTTGTTATACGAAATGGTATATTTGCTATGCCTCTTGCTTTATCTAGTAACTGTATAAAAGTTCCATCCATATCCTTTCCACTCTCTGGTTTATCTGGACTATCAAACTCAGAAAATTTAAAATATTTTAGATACATTAATTATATTTTGTGAATTTATATATTGTGAATGTTATAGCTAAGACAAGAGATACGAATGTAAGTATCTCATTAACTTGTGCCATACTTAATCCTATGGCACTAACGTTTGCTAGTCCTACTTGTGCTGTGTCTTTTATCTCGTTCATTTCTTAAATAGCATTTTAGTGCCTTTTCATTTTTTGGCTTTGGTTTATATCCTACTTTCCTCATCTACTTATATCTGCAGTTAGGAAATCATCTAATGTTATTTTACCTGGTCTTTCATCCATTTTTTCTAAGTTTATTCCACTATAGAATGCAGTTTTATCAGGTTGTACATCTGCGCCACTAGAGGTAGAATATTCTGGAAATAGGCTATTGTTATGTCTTAGATAATCAATTAGTCTCTCTGTATAGAACTCTGCTGTGTTTCTAACTTCTTCTCTTAAGTCAAGTGCCTCATCTCTAGATAATGGTGTACTATTCTCTGCGTTCTTTTGGACTATGTTATTGTTCATAATCTTATATCGCAGAAAAGGAATGCACTCAAAGAAACTCCAATGCACCAATGTGTCTTGTATATAATCCTCTACAAGTGTTTGGTAATTACCTGTTAATGATGAGCCAGATATGTCGTTTTGTAATTTTTCAAATAGGTCAGTTCCTAAAACGCGTTCAATATGTTTTTTCTGTGCTACTTTTAGATATGGTAATAAAAACTCTACATCCACGTTTCCTGTGATTGCAGTAGAATCTTTTAACTTATTTTCTGATATGAATAAAACGTAACTCATCTTGCTTATCTTTTATTTACAAATCCTTGGTTAGGCATATCTATTGGCGCAACAGATACTTCTTGTGCATTTCTAGGTAATTTAACTCCTCTACTTTTTGCTTGTGTTGATGTTATAACCTCATCACTATTTTTTGGTCTATTTCCTTTTTGTACAAGTATAATTCTAAACCATTTATGGTAGCAGTTGGCGCCTCCTTTGTATTTCCAGATTGAGTATTTGTCAGAGCCACCTCTTCCCCATCCTGGATTAACTGCTCTTTTTCCCATCTCTAGAATATCTTCTTTTCTATATATTTTATTAGCTGCTAACATTTTTCTGCAAAATTCTCTTTCACCTGTCTTTTTACCTGCATATCTATATCTTACTCTATAAATGTGGTCTTTATATTTCTCTTGGTTTGTAGTTTGGTCTTGTCCACTTTTTCTATTTGGATATGCACTACCTGTACTTGCTAATTGGATATGGTTTGCGTTAAGTTCGTTCTCAAAATTAAAATCTTCCATTTCGTCGCCTGTATCCTCTTCATTTATAATTTCCCACGAATCATCCATTTCTTCTCCAAACTCTGCTAAGAACGCATCTAATTCTGTTTTTTGCGTACAAGAATCATCACATTCCTCTAAATTTTTATCACAACCACAGTTTTTGCTTAGTTTTGTTGCACAATCTCCATCACAAGTATCTAAATTCTTTTCACAATTACAATCTTTGCTTAAATTGGTAATTTGGTCATGGTTAGCACATGGCATATATACAGTCTTACCATTATATTCATGTTCATGGTATCCACTACAACCTAACTCCTCTGCTTTTGCAATAGCTTCTTCTTTACTATCATATACAGGCATACCATCTATCTCTGCTACCTTTTCTAACTCTTCTTCTTCTGCCACTACCTCGTTCTCCTGTAATGGTGCAAGACCAATCATTTCTCTTATTTCGTCTTGTGTCATTACTTCTTTCATATCTTCTACACCAAACACACTTGCTATAGGTTGTACTTGTTTTATAGATATAGGTAGGTTAATGTTATTTATTGCTAGTATTTTAGTAATTATTTTTAGTATATGTTCTTGGTAAGGTTTTATAACAGTAGATTGGTATATCTCAAAGGCTTGCATTAATTCATCACGTCCACCGAGTTGTCCTTCTGTTTTTACTCCTAATAACATTGGACTTGTAACTCTATGTCCAATCATTATATTTTGTGTTAGTAATTCTTGTAAAGCAACATATTGCTTATCTGCGTTGCTCATACTAATTGGAGTTATCTCTGCCGCTCTATCTTTGCTGTCAGAAAAAGATAAAACAAAACGTCCACTTGCTTTTTCTCCTGTGAACTTCTTTTCTATACTTCTTTCTATTTGTAAACGTTCCTCTTGTGTTGGTATTCCATTGTTAAAGTTTATGAAATAACTACCCGAGAATCCATTTTGTATATTATTTAGATGAAACTCGCTGACTTTTTGGTCAATAAGTGCCCAATTACAACAAGAACTATAATCCGGAGTATAATACATTTCCATATTTGGACTATATAGACCAGTATAGAGTATCTGACTAGGACTTGTCCTATCGTTCATACTAAATGCAGGTATTTCCTGTGGTTTATTTTTTCTTGTATTTTTCCAATCTGCGCTTATATAATATCTATCCACTCTGCCCATTTCGTTTGGTAATCCTACTCTAAGTCTTTCTACAGGTATATGATATATCTCGCTTATTTCTGTTCTGTCTTTACTCCATATAATATTTAATGCAAAACCACCTTGGAGTTTAAAGTCAAAGGCGCATTTTTTTATAACCTCATGTAGTGTTTCATTACTATTTGCTTTTGCTATGAATTTTTGTAGTTTAACATATGCTTCTAAGTTGTCTGTTTCTTCAGCCACTATCTCTTGACCTGCTATCATTTCGCTTGTTGCATTTATGATTGCTGCATGTGTAGAACTATTATAATATAAATCTATAAGAAATTGAGGATATAAATTTCTAAATTCATCTGTACCATACTCTATATAATCTTTACCTCTAATTTCCTGTATAATAGGAGCAGTAGATGTTTCTAAGTTTATGTTAATTAGGTTTTCCATTATTCTGCTGTTGTCCAATTAGAACCTTTTAGTTCTTCTAATATTTCTGCGTGTGTGTAAGTATCTACATCATTTAGAAACAAAGGAGTTTCTCCTTCCCACTTAGCTATAAATAATAAACCATCATTAG